CGGCGTAGCAATCCGCTATAAGATTCTTGCTTTTGAAAATCAGACAGCCAAGAAAGAACGCAAATTCAAAAAAGGGCTTCAACGCAGAATAGAACTAATCAACAATATTCTTTCTATTACTGGAAAAGCCTATTTGGATACACAAATCATCTTTACAAGAAATCTTCCTGTAAACGAACTTGAAATAGCACAGGAAGTAAATATGTTGCGCGGTTTAGTGTCGAATAAAACGCTTCTGTCTCAACTTCCTTTCGTGGACGATGTTGAAACAGAGTTGGAACAGCTTCAAGAAGATAACGCACAGGCGGCAAGCCTTTATGACTTTGGAAGTGTAGCCAATGAGTGATTATTGGGCAGAACGTGCCGCAGAACAGGCTAGAAAGCAGTATGACAAGAGTTTAGAGGATTTAGAGAAAGAATTATCACGCTATTATAGAATCGCTTTAAAGGGCATTCAAGCCGACACTATGGCACTATATCAAAAGATACTTGACGCTATGGAAAGCGGTGAAGCATTGGGAACAGATGCGCTATATAGATACAACAGATTTACACAGCTTAGGAAGAAAATTGAATCAGTATTATCTAAATTAGGCGCGGAAGAAATAGGGGTTATGTCGCGTAAGTATGAGGATATGTCGCGCTATGTTAATCGCTTTATTGTCGATGAAGCAAAAGGCACAATATCCAAGGACTTTTTGCTATTGGATAGTGAGAAAGTAAAAGAAATTGCGAATTCTGTTTGGTGTGCGGATGGCAAGCATTGGAGTGAAAGAGTTTGGGACAAAACACGCCGTTTACAATCCTCTATTGAAAAGGGGTTGGTGGATAGTGTAGCACGCGGGGCTTCAAAGGATGATTTAGTAAAGGATTTACAATCATCTTTCGGGGCTTCTTTTTCTAATGCGGACAGGATAGCCCGTACTGAATTAGCACACGTTCAAAACCGTACTACGCTTGAAACTTATAAAAAAGCCGGGGTTGAGTATGTAGAAACGATTGTGGCAAATGATGAACGGCTTTGCGATACCTGTTCCCGGCATAATGGCAAAATAACGCCAATAGGTGAAGCCCGCGAGGGTAAGGCGTTTTTATTTCATCCGAATTGTAGATGTGATATTATTCCAGTTTTGTAGCGGCATAGCCGCTTTTTTTATTGTCTTTTTTAGGGCGTAGACATTAAACAACGAACTAATTTAAAGGGTTACACAATTGTAAAACTTGGAGGAATTGAAAATGGATAATGAAAAAACAAATTTTGAACAGCAAGAACAGGTAGGGCTTCCAAAAACGATTGAAGAACTACAAGCACTTTTACAGCGTGAGGGCGATAAGCGAGTAACAGAAGCTATGAAAAAAGCCGATAAAAAGAAAGCAGATGCGATTAAAGAAGCGGAACGCCTTGCCACAATGAGTGCGGAAGAAAAATATAAATATGAACTTGATAAACGTGAAGCGGCTATTGCGGAAAAAGAACGCAGTTTGGCACTTGCTGAAAATAAAGTTGCGGCTTCACAGATTTTACAGGCACAGGGCTTGCCCATTGCTTTAGTAGATTTAGTTGTAGCAGAGAGCGCGGAAACGATGAACGAGCGTATTAAAGGGCTTGAATCAGCCTTTACAAGCGCAGTTAAAACAGAAGTTGAGAACAGATTAAAGGCCACTACACCAAAAGCGGGGGCGCAGGATGTAAAGCCCAAAAATTACGCAAAAATGAGTTTAGCGGAAATTTCCGCAATGATGAAACAATAAGATATGGAGGATTTTTTATTATGGGAGGATTTACTACACATACACTTTATGAAAATTTTGTATTGGAAGCAAAATTGACTGATTTACTTAATACAAAACTGGCAACACGTTCTTTAATGACGATTGATAATAGCCTTTCTGAAAACGTAGGCATGAAGAAGAATATCAATACATACACCTATGCGGGCGCTGTTGAGAAAATGGCTACTCTTGGCTCAACAAATACTGTGCGTGGTGTTCTTAGCTATACTACTTCTACTTATGATGTGGACGTATGGCAACAGGTTTTTGATTACTATGATGAACAGTTTATGACAGATAATAAAGTAGTTGATTACTCCATGGAGGGTGCTTCTACTGTCATGGTAAACGATATGAATACCAAGTATTTTGCGGAGTTGGCAAAGGCTACTACTTCCCAGACTTACGCAAAAGGCGGTTATCCTACTTATGAAACCGTTGTGGATGCTATTGCTAAAATGAATTTGGAAGATGAAAGTGGACTTTTCCTTATTATCGGAACTGATTTGAAAGCCGCAATCCGTAAGGACGCAGACTTCAAGGCCGCTAATCTTGGTGAGATTATCCACAGCGGACAAATCGGAAATATTTCCGGTGTTCCCGTTATCGTTTCCAAACTTTGCCCGGCAAAGACTGCTTATCTTGCCACAAAAGAAGCTGTTACGCTCTTTACTAAGAAAGACAGTGAAGTGGAGCAGGAAAGACACGGAGAGGAACGCAAAAATACAGTTATTATGAGAAAAGTAAACCTTGTAGCACTTACTGATAATACAAAGGTAGTTAAAATTACAGAAGCAACAGCTTAAATAAATTTCTAAGGGGGAAGCAATCGCTTCCCCTATTTTTAAAGGTGGGGATTTAATGGATAAAACGCAGATTGAAAAAAATGTCCGTGCCTTTATTCTTTCCTATTGTAATTTAAAAGAATTTCCAACAGGCTTAGAATTCATTGTCCCGCGAATGGTGGAAGAGGACTATAACCGCCAAGGGGCAGAGGGAATGAGCGGGCGAGGGGTTGCGGGCGTAAGTGAAAGCTATGATACAGATTATAGCCCGCAAGTATACAGAGCCTTAAATAAATTCAAAAGAATTCGGGTGGTGGGGTAAGTGCTGAATAGTTTCTATAAGCCATATCAAGTTTACACCTACCAGACAGAGAAGAACGAATACCAAGAGGACGTTAAGACGCGGATTCCATATAAGGAAGTTGAAGTTGCGGTATCCTATATTTCTCATTCTGACTATCTCCAAAATGATTTGAGATTAAAGGAAGTGAGCCATATAGGATTCACGCACGATAACACGCTTTCTATTGGTATGGAAGTAGATAATTATGAAATCGTGTTTATTCTTTCTACTGGCCGTGAATTCGTTCTCTACTTAAAGGAAATTCGATGATGGATACAAACGCGGAAGTTGTCAGAAATCTTGAAGAAGCAATAGAAAAGAAAATTCCCGAAGCACTCTATTATGCTTTGGAAAAAGCCTGTTTGATAGCATTGACGGATGCGAAAAGGAATTGTCCTGTTGATGATGGACAATTAAGAAATTCAATTGAATATCAAATAGAGCAAGAGGACGGGGAAACGGTGGGATATATCGGAACAAATGTTTTCTATGCTCCCTATGTGGAGAAAGGAACAGGTATCTATAACCCGGATGGACGGCAAACGCCGTGGAGCTATCAGGACGTAAAAGGCGATTGGCATAGAACCCACGGCATGAAGCCACAGCCGTTTTTACAGCCTGCTATTGATGATAACAGGGACAAAATTCAAGAGTGTTTCAAAGAAATAATTTAAGGGGTGCGGGCTATGGTAAAAGTTATTGACGCAATCGCCAAAGCCGTAGCCGTTCCAGTATTTCCTATTTCATCCAGTTTGAAAGGCGAACAGATAATTTACAACATTGTTCCTTTAACTGACGATGGAATAAAGCAAAGCAACAGGCTGGAACTAAACATAATCGGAAAGACAATGGCAAGGGCGATTGAATTGGATACAGCGATTCGGCAAGCACTTCTTTCTATTGGTGATTTAAAGAAAAACGGAGTGCTTGACATTGAAATAAACGGCGGTGGAACGCTTCAAAGTGAAGTTGGCATCCATCGTCTAGTGAACTATACGATATTACAGGAGAGTGAAACATAAATGGAAGATAAGATTGTATTGGGTAGCGGTAAATTGTATGTGATTGCTTTTTCCGACACAATCCCGGAAGATACGGTTTTAGAAGTAGATAATAATCTTTTAGGCTATATCCAAGGCGGGGCTACTCTTTCCTATACACCGTCTTTCTATGAAGCCAAGGATGATTTGGGCTTTGTGGTTAAAAAGATGATTACAGAGGAAGAAGCGGTTTTGAAGTCAGGCGTTATGACTTGGTGCGGGGAAACATTGAAGAAACTTTGTTCTACTGCTCGTGTCACTTCTACTAATACGGAAAGAACTGTCAAAATCGGCGGTGCGTCTAACTATGACGGTGCTAAATATGTGATTCGTTTTCTCCATGAAGATAAGGTTGACGGGGATATCAGAATTACTATTATCGGCTCAAATGAAGCTGGTTTTGAAATGGCTTTCGCCAAGGATAAAGAAACCGTTATCAACGCAGAATTTAAAGCAATGTAATACGGAGCAGGAACGCCAAGCCCTTATTACAGAAACTTTAAATGGCTTGTATGACGATGCCGCAGAGAAGTATAGAACGAACGCAGAAGATGTAATTGAAGCCAATAGAGCCAACCAACGTTTCCAAGATACGCTTGCTACTATTGCCGGGGTGTTAGAACCCGTGATAACGAAAGTGAAATCTTTCGCGGCAGACGGGTTAGAGAGAATCGCAAATATTGTGGTAGAACATCAAGATAGCATTGATAAATTTGTAGATGCTATTGCCTCTTTTGGGAATTTCATTCTTGATAATTCAGAACTGATTATTTCCGGCTTGGTGGGCATTGGAACAGGATTAGCTGTTTTCAATGTAGCAAGTATCGTTATGAAATTGGTAGAGGGCTTTAAGGCAATGAAAGCCGCAGAAGAAGGCCTTACAATCGCACAGGCCGCGTTAAACGTCGTGATGAATGCTAACCCATTTATATTGGTGGCAAGCCTTGTAGCGGGGCTTGTAGCGGCTATTATAACACTCTGGAACACAAACGAAAACTTTAGAAACGCAGTTATAAAAATCTGGAACACAATTAAAACGAAAACGATAGAGATAGTCGGCGGTATTGTAGACGCTATTGTGAATTTTGGGACGAATTTCTATAACGCTGGTAAAGAAATATTTACAAGTGTATGGAACGGCTTGAAATCTGTTTGGGATTCAATTTGTAGCTGGGTATCAGAAAAAGTAAATTGGCTGGTTGATAAGCTGGCCTTTTGGAGAAGCGGACAGGCTGAAATGGACGGTAGCCATAGAACAGGGCTTAGAGAAGTTCCCTATGACGGATATGTAGC